GTGTTTAGGTTTTACCTTGAGTGGGCTATCTTAGCCCCAACAGGGTTCCTACAAGAACCGAGGAAAGATCTGTCAACAGGTCTCAGTTTTTAACCTGAGCCTTCGGTTGGAAGGAGAACTGGGAGCTGCGTGGTTGTCAACTCACGTAATACGGCGACGCACCGGTTGCTAACCCGACACGACATCGTATTCCTGCAGTGGAAGTATTTTCCGATTTTCTCATTTTTGTTTGTTTTTGATATTTTCTGTTGTTTATAGATTTTTGTTGCTTTAGAACACACGCACGAACGAAATGCGATTGCGCGCGCCAGTGGCACCGCCACTATTGACATCTCGTTTGGACTCGAGATTCGTGACGGTTCCACTTGGAGCCCAGACTCCCAAGACGTCGATCCACAACGCTTGGTTACCTGGTTGTCCCTCTGCAAAAAAGCGATACAACGGCGGCGTCGGACACGAATACGACGTCGCACCATCGCCCATGGTCTGCCAGAGCAAAGTTGCCGGACCGAGAACTGTGTCGACCTGACCACCGGGGCCAATGTACGACAAATCCGTAATGAAATCGAGAGGCGGGAAAGAACCCACCAAACAACCTTGCGCTCGCAAGAAAAGGTCGGAACCAAAGGTCATGGTCCCGACTGTTCCTTCGGCGCCGTCCGTGCCGATGCATGGCTCGACCGTCACCTCCCAGACCTGACCGATCGGAAGAGTGATGATGCCTTGTGCACCGAGCTGAATTGAAGTGTTGTTGAACGACACAGTGTCGTACTCGATCTTGGTGGTTGTCGCTGAATTGATCACACCCGTTTGGCCAACATTGAAAATCGCCAACTTACTTGGCGCTCGTCGCGAGGAAATTCCAGTTTGTGGTGAATACAACTCGACGTCGTATTCCACGAAGATATAGCCAGAGACCGCAGCAGTCGCATGGCCATCGGACGCAAAGACGAGCCGTCCAGCGTCTGATTCTTGCAAATCTTCGTCGTCCGAAGACACCTTCCGGATGTACTTCCGCGGACCAGGTTGCATCATTGATTTCGGATCGAATTCGACCATTGCTCGTTGATAGCTCTGGCACATCACGTTGCCAACGTATGCCGACATCTCTCCCAGATTGATCGGCACAGCGTCGTAAACGTCGTACTCCGGAGCCATCGCAATGAAACCATCGAAATCGGTGCCGACGGACGGCACATAAACGAAACGCAACGACAAAAACTTGTATTGCTCGTACGCAGCAGCAAGAGTCGACAACCACGGAAACATGCCAACCAATCCAGGATTGATCGGCGAGGACGTTGCCGTGAATGTGGTGTTCGTGGTCGCCGTTTGCACGAACTCCGAATGGGAAATTCGCACCGACTTGGAGTCTGGCGCGTGCGAAATCTTCGGATCTGAAGTCACAATTGTTGTCGACAACGCCGCCGGAACTGACGACGTTGTCATGCCACCGCGAGCCTTTCGCGGACGATTTTTGCTTTTCTTTTTCAGTTGTTTCTTTACCATGTATTTTCTGTAAATATTTGTACAGCCGAGAACACGCCCACTTCCAATGGACGTTCTTCCTATCATTTATGTATCCCCTAGGGTTTGGGGACATTGGCCGTCTATTTATATCGCGCCTAGACTGGCGCAGCACGTCGAGATATTCCTCACTCCGAGTGTAAAGCCGAACGGAAATGTAACAAATCTCCGTTAGCGGCACGAAACACCTCCGAAAGGACGAGATCACCGTGCTCCACAGACGAAACCAAGAAGAAAGGCCGATTGCGGTAGAACACCACCTGGCCATACGGATCCTCCGGTTCACAGTCCGCACAGTGACAGTCGCTTACACAAACTCTCTCGTTTGACATGGGCACAACTACTTTTATTGTGCGCTTCCACTACCTCTTGTGGCCGCGGCCACGGCCGCGAGAGGTATTACGGGAACCGGGGTGGCACCCGCCCGCAACTTTCACGCTTCTAGGTATCAGTTTTGAACTGCATTTCAGCGACCTTCACACGTGCCCGTCCTTCACTCGTAATCCACCGTTGCCAGGCGCTCAAAAACTGGATCTTGAACAAACGCCGGCAACGCGGTAACCGAGTGGAACAGGTCTTCGACACGCTCGACGTCGTCAACCGTCAAGCTGTATCGCTCACAAACGAAAGCAAGCGCCTCGGCGCGATTAACGCCGGTAGCTTTGACTGTCGGTTTATACCAACTGTCTTCAGCTGCACTCAATACTTTCTTCGTGATCTTGCCGCACCGTTCCAGGCACGCAAGGAATGCGCCGATCAACGGGTAGTTTCGTGGCACTGTTGCTAGTCCGCGGCTTAATGCAAATGCCGCTACGCGAATGCCTTCCAAACGATTTTTGGACTGCACAAGGCGCGCGGGATCAGATTGCATCTTGCCACATTTCACAAGCAGTGATGGCAGCGGAAACCAGCACAATTCTCCAACCTCATCGGGAACAAACGCCCCTTTCAAAAACGTTCGTTGGGAGATATCGTGCGCGTACACCGTCTTCAGCGAAAACCCCAAATCATGAGCAATTGTTTTGAGGTTTCTTTTGTTGTCGACGAAAGACAACAAGATCATTGACAAGACAGCAAGAGAATTCCCTATGGTGGTCTCATCCGCACCAGTCGGTAGTTCGGGGCCAGTTTCTCCTGTGATCTGCACGCGACGGAACTGAGCTGTGTATCCTGCTTTACACATTTCAAAAAATTCCTCTGCAACCACAACTGGAACACCCAAACAGACGAGGAGTCGCACGGTATTGCGCAAACACGCTAACCGCTGCGACTGATCGCACGCCTTCAAATCGCCGTCAAATACGGGTCCTTCACCGTACGAGACGTGCCCGCGCTTCAAAATTGCGTTATTCCTGCCCAGAGAGTCGTCACCCGCTACGGCGATGACGTTCTCCCCTCTTTGAATTTTGCTCGCTATTTCGTTCAAGACCGTTCCTGTAGACCCGGCTGCAAAGTAAATAGAAACACTTTGGCCAGCGACTTCAAAAACGCTCCCATCAAAAATAGCATGCAACAAATTGGCAGCTCCGCGCGCGTGTGGTGCATGGACAACATGATAGTCGTTCCCAAGCACCACGATTGCTCGTGCTTTCACACTCGCCTCCCCTTCGATGTCTTTCATCGCAAGGGTCTCATTAGTTTTCACGTTCACTTCCTTTCGGTACGTGTGTCCACGCATTGGTCGCAAACGCCCGGCTTCAAGATCTGACGCCGTCTGCATGAAAACCTTCGCTTTAGCAGCCGTTAAATAACTCGCGCATTCACGTCGAGTCAACGGCTGCTCCACCCCACGTGTCAACAACGCTTCCATGACGTCGCCGGCATGTTTCCAATTTTGTAACAACACTTCGTCGTCCAGTGTTCCTGTAATCGGTAAATGCAAGCGTCCAACACACGCGAAAATCAAATTGAGCTCTGATTTCGCTGGCTGATAAAGCAACCCATTGGTGATCAACAGGGGAAACATCTTTCCTGGAAACGTTCGCTCACGCAACAACGTTTCTGCTTGTCTCAACGTCACTTCGGCACCATCAACACGTATGGTGATTTTTCCTCGCCCTGAAACTTCCGGCAAACGAGCAACGGAGACAGGCGGAATGACAGCGCTCTCGGACAACGCTTCAACTCCGCTAACACTGCTCCCGCGCTCACTCCCAGGTTGTTCAGTACGAAAGTGTAACCATCGTTCGAAACGACTAGTTACAGTGGTGGCGGTGTTCCACGCTTTGACACAAATCATGAAGATCAGAATTATGCCAAAGACCACCGTGGGCCACTGCTCCGCCATGGCGGACTGCTCCGCCCGCACGCCCACATTTAGCGTGCTCACCATTGCCACAATGGCCAGTATGATCAACGTCGCACACATCATGTGTAACAATCGACTTCCTGACGCCGTTAGCGAAACGGCAGGCGAACGAGCATTCAGTAACTGCTGCTCACTGTGCAAATGGTCGTGTCGCATGGCGGCAAGCAGCGCAGAACTCTGCTTTCGTCCGGCATACAGCACATAAACGGCTGTGTCGCGCAACATCTGCTGGTAGAACATTCCAAACCGCGAAGCCAACGCTTTACACGTCGCATCATCGGACATTTTACTTGAAACAATTGCTACCACGCCGTCGAGAATATGTCCCGAAGGCTGGCGGACTACATTGGAAGCGCTACACGCAGCTGCTATCGTTGTGTGGGCAACAACTGTGTTTCCGGCTCGACAAACGCGCCAAAGCCAAGGCCAAGAAACATCAGCATGAAAAAACTTAAGAGTAGCGGCGAACACATTTCCGCGAACAAACGTTATTCGGCGGATAGTTTCAACTCGCTCGTCTTGGTGCACTGGAACGCGCACCACGGCGGCTGGATCAATGGCGACTTTCGAGATTGTGTACGGCCCCATGTCACCCAAATGCGTGACAGCCAGATTTTCAACGACTTTCTTTTCCAGAAACTCGTAGTCGTGGTGTTTAGGATAGCGGAAATCACTTGCATCAGGCGAAAAGACGATCATATCATCGTCGTCGCGATACCAGACTCCCTCTATTTCACCCTCAAATCCTGGAACAGAATCGGCTCCCGCAGCTCCACGGAACTTGCGGTACACGAGCACAACTTCTCCCGCATAGGACCACGAGATCCATTTGCGCAGCGTCGTTGGAGTGATCGCTCCGTTCTTCCCGTCCCAGTACACATCGACCGCAATCACGGCATTGAACTTGCCTTCAATGTTGCGGCGATCTGTCTCTATACGCCCAGCATCTCCTGGGTACATTTCATTCGGACCACAAACCACCTCGACGCTCAACTCGGGGGATCGGATCAAATTTCCTTGATCGTCATATCCATGCGTCGAGAGCAGCTCTCCGTCCCGTCCAGATCCGTAAACGCTAAGAATGCGCCCTTGTTTCACCTCGCCAAGAACAGCAGAGGCCGCGCGGAGAGTCGCCAACTCTCGAGCAACGTGTGACAAAGGGTGGGGGATCGCCGTGTGGCCCTTAGCCTCAACGACTTTTTCACCCTCGTTTCGGAAATAGTTCATTACGTGCGTGTGTACCGCCGGACAACGCACCGTTTTGGTCCGGTACGTTTGGGTCAAATTCACACACGTTCGAATCACCGGTGCAACTACCGGTGGACTTGCGGCACCTGCCGCAGCTGGCACCTCCGCTTTCTCATGGAGAAAGTCACACTTGTCGCCCTTGCGACAGTGTCCCTTCTTCAGAAATGGGCACGGAGTGCTAGACTTTTTGTTGTCTTTGGACATGACAATTTCTA